AACCGAACCAGGTTTCAACACCTTTAGTATTTAATAATAGTCAGGAGGTAGTTTTAGGAGGAAATAATAGTGATTTCGCCAATATCATCACAGATTTAGTAAGTGATACAGGACAATATAAACCCAATATTGTCTATAACCCAAGTAGCGAATATAGACTGATTACTTTGTATGGAAATCGTCCATTATTTAATATTGATTTAAATATTTTCTATCGTAATAAGTTCGGTCAGCTAATTCCCTATAGAATTAATAGTGGAGAAGCTGTTTCTCTCAAAGTCGCTTTCTTGAAAAAAGATACTTATAGGGGAAAAGGTGGAAATACAGGAAATCTCGCTTAAGGTTTAGGCGTTTTATATTTAGTGATATAGTTTCTAATTTTTTATATGTAGATACTATATAATGAGTGATTTTCGCACAGTTTTAGTTCGTGATAGTGTAATTGGTGATATTACATCTGATCTTGACTTCGCAGTCCGTTCAGGAGCCAGCCAGACCACTTACCAGCGTTTCCCAGCCACTTCTGCTTCAAACTCTTCTTTGATCTTCTCGGTTCAAGTCCCAAGTGAGAATGTAGTGATCGGTCGTGATGTCCTTTTGACTTCAGGTCTTTCTTTTACTATGACTGCTGGTAATGCTGCTGGTTTAGGTAATCCTGGAGTAGTTCCATCCGGTTCTACCTGTTTTAACTACGGCACTACTGATGCCCTCCAAGCATTTCCTTTAGCATCGCTCATGACGACAGCGACCGCCCAAATTAATAACACCAGCGTATCCGTCAATTTACAAGATATTTTGCCTTCTCTTTTGAGAATGAATAACTCACGAGAGTTGTATAGATTTAACAGCACCACGCCCTCTTTGCCGGATCAAGCATACGCTCAATACGCACAAGCACAATCAGCACACAACAATCCTTTAGCAGGTTATTCAAATGCTTCTTACGATATAGACCAAGTGCCTCGTGGCGCTCACCCTGCCTCTATCACCATTCGTCGTTTTCAAGGTGGCGTTTATCAAGACGCCTCCCCTATTGCTGACGGCGATGATAATACTTTCACTATTGAGTTTAGCACAGTTGTAGCCGAACCCCTATTCCTTTCACCCTTTATTTTCGGCGAGCCGGAATATAACCAACAAGGACTACTCGGCATTAATAATATGACTTTCACACTCAATATTGATGCAACTTGTAAGCGTCTTTTCTCCACCGCTAATCCCTATATTACAGGTATTAGTTTAGGAACAACCGCTAATCCTAATGGATTTACTGCTGCCTCAACTATTTACACCCAGTCAGCTCCTTCCAATCCTGCCCTTCTTCTCAAGTTCCTTTCTACTCAACCAAGCGATTTAATTGAAACCAAGAATGTTGTGCCGTATCAAGATTTCCCAAGATATTTAACTTCTTCTGCTAATACCACCCCTATTGCTGCTGGAGCTGCTGCTACTCTTACATCAAGTAATCTCCAAATCAATCAAATACCAGACTTGTTTATCATTAATGTAAGAAAACCTATGTCTTCCCAAACAATCCAAGACGCTTCAGCATTTTTTACTATTAACAACATTTCCATCAATCTTAATAACCAAAGTGGTCTTCTTTCTTCTGCTTCTGCTTACGACCTTTGGCGTATGTCCGTTAAGAATGGTTCTACCCAATCGTGGGCGGAGTTCGGTGGTCTTGCTATTAACCAAAATCCAGCTACGGCTACTGATGGTGGTGATGGAACGCCTATTGCTACAACAGGTTCTCTTCTCGTCCTCAATCCTGCTTACGATTTAAGTTTGCCGGATTACATTTCAGCTGGCTCACTCGGCAACTATAATTTTCAATTCCAAGTTGGATGCACCAACACTTTACAGTTGGCTTCTCAAGGTGGTTCAATTACTCCTGAAATCTGTGTTATTGCCGTAAATAGTGGAATATTGACTACACAACAGGGAGTTTCAGCAATTTATACTGGTATTCTCACAAAGGAAATGGTATTAAACGCAAAGAGCAGACAACAAGCATCCGCTATGAAATCCGCAGAGATTAAGCGTATGGTTGGTGGTAATATGTTGAATATGCCTCTACACGGTATAGTCCGTGCTGCCTGTCGTCGTTTCGGTGGGGTTTCCAGCGGTGGTGTTTCCAGCGGTGGCGAAACTTCAGGAGGAATGAAAAGTCTTTGTTAAACCTCTCCCATTTAGGACAAACTCTCCCATTCTTGCCCTGATTTTATAAACCCCCTATGGAATTGAGTATTTTTCTGTTTTCTATAGACACTTTTGGATATTGGGGCAAGAATGGTAGAACCTCCCCCTTTTTGGAAAATATTAGATAAAAAGAACATATAGCAACATATTAATTAATGATTTAGTGAATTAATATATTGCGTTATATTATAAAGTATGCCTCAAGCGAATATTACTTACGATACTCGTTATAACAGAGATTTAGCTTCTCGTGTAGGACAAATGGAGGAGGACGCCCTTTTCCAAAATAAATACCAGTATCACCCCTCTCCTATGGGATACAGAATGGGTGATTTTCACAACGCTCAAGGAACAGCAAATACTCCCAATATTGCTCGTGATTACTCGCACGGCGGTAAAATGACTGGAGGTGTCGCTGGTAGAAAGTTTATCCTCAACGGTAATTCTCCAGCATATCCTCCTATAAATATGGCGGCAGGTTTAGCGGTTTCCAGCGGTGGTGGTCGTGGAACTATGGCTGGTGTAGATGGTGCTGTTTCAGGGGGCGTTCATTCAGGAGGTAATTTCATGAGTGATTTTAAGAAAGGTTTTGATGCTGTAATGGATAGTGGTAAGAAAGCCGCATCTACCGCAGCAGCATTAGCTCCTATAGCCGTAATGGCGTCCAAAGCATACAGCGGAGGTGTCCCCAGCGGAGGTAAGCGTCGTGGTCGTCCAGCAAAAGCAAAGGGAGGGGTCGTTTCAGGTGGTCGTGTTAAGGGAGGTAATTTATTTAAAGATATTGCTGGTCTTGCCGCCAAAGTAGCACCTATCGCACTCCCTCTCCTTACTGGTCTTGGTAGAAAAGCAAGTATGGCGGATAAGAAAAAGGCAATCGCCGATGCAATCGTCGGTGGTAATTTTTGGGACGGTTTCAAAAAAGGTTTCGGTGATGTAATGGATCTCGCAGGTAAAGTTGCTCCTGTTGCTCTCCCTCTAATGACTGGTTTAGGTAAAAAACAGTATGGAGGTGCGTTTAATTTCGGTAAGTTTTTGGAAAAGGTTGGTAAGGCAGCCGCTCCTGTTGTTCTTGAGGAGGGTAAGAAACAATTGGGTTTAGGGAGAAAGCGTAAGGGTAGTATGTATCCACCCAAAGGTGGTGCTATGGTAGGTAATAAGAAAGACGCATGTGGGCGACACAGCGGAACTCGTGAATATGGTATGCCCTGTGGAGGAAATATTTTGGATGATGTTATTGAAGCCACTAAACCTATGGTTCGTAAAGGAAAGAAAGCATTAAAAGATGCAGTCAAGGAATATGCCCCAAAAGCTACAAAAGCACTCAAAGAGAAAGCCGATAAAGCAATCAGCAAAGCAGTTGGAGGTGGTCGTGCCGCTCGTGCTGAAATAGTTAAAAAGGTAATGAAAGAGAAAGGAATGAAAATGATAGAGGCAAGTAAATATGTAAAAGAGCACGGACTTTACAAGAAATAAATAACCAAACTTTAGCATTATATAATGTATGTATAGTATATAATGCCTCGTTTTTTAGATCCTAACGCCGAAGAATTAAACTCGTTATTGCGTCCCAATAAACGATTGATTAAAGACATGAAACGACAATATAGAGGGACAGAGGACAGCCTCCAACAACAAGGGGATATTCAAGACAAGTATAACCGTATGTATGAGAGTATGGTAAGTATTACTACATCTTTGGGTGAGATATTAAACCAACTTAAACTCGGTTTTGAAGCACCACAAGCATACGGAAGTCGTGCTATGGATAGGTATTTAGGTGTGGTTTCAAGTGTGAGTAAGGAACTCGCCAGACTACTCCTTTTCATGTCCCAACAAGTCCCCTCTTTACAAATATTCCCTACCGAACAAATACAATCTATCGCTGGATTGAACGACCAAATGGTAGGTATAGTAGAACAAATAGACCAAATATCAAAAACTATGCCTCCAGCATCTCTCGGTAAGTTCCGTGAAATATTATCACCTCTTATCCAAGAAGTAGGTGTATTACAAGCAAAATTAGAGGGTATTAACACGCCAGGTGGTCGTGGTTCATTAACAGAGTTCGGTAAAGCACCCTCTACCTATGTTGCTCCTCGTCGTGGTCGTCCTCGTGTTAATTTTCCACCTGGAACTGGAGATACTGGTGATGACGGTGATGATGGATCACAACCTCCAAGACCCAAACCAAAGAAAGGAAAGAAAGGAAAAACTACAGATGCAGCAGGAGCAGGAGATATGGAAGGTTCAGGATTACCAACTGGAATACAACACAGAATAGATCTACGACTACCTATGGCGGTCGGTGGAGCATATACACACACTCGTTTCCTTTAATTTAGTAAAAACGATTATAAAATGTTGATATAATATATAAATGCCTATATTATTTCAAACAGACAGATCCAAAGATCCTATCCAATTGGAGATCAACGAGATTAAACCCAAGAAACAAAGAAAGAAAAAACAGGATAAATTGGAACTATGGGGTGGTAAATTACAAGCGAATTATATTAAAGATTTTTTAAGTGCGTCTTACGACGAGAAACCACCTATGAATATTGGAAAGTTCGTCCAAGATACAACCCTATCAGGACAACGAGTTCAAGTATATCACGATCCACAAACAGGACAAGCGGTAGTAGTCCATAGAGGCAGTCAAGGCGTCCATGATTGGGGAAACAATCTAAAATATGCTCTCGGTTTTGATATGATGGGAACAAAACGATTTTCTCACGCTTTAGATATTCAAAAGAAAGCGGAGAGCAAATATGGTGCGAAAAATGTTTCAACGCTGGGTCATTCGCTCGGTGCGAACATCGCAAACAAAGTAGGCGAGGATAGTGGTGAAATCATTACATTAAATAAACCTGTAGCTGGGAGAGATTTATTCAAGGATCAAGGTGGTAAGAAAGATAATGAAACAGTTATTAGAACGAGTGGTGATGTGGTAAGTGCTACTGATGGTAATACTGATTTTACTATTCCATCAAAGAGTTTAAATCCACTCAAAGAACACTCCACCGATGTAGTGGATAGAGTAGAGGGAGAGTTCGGCAAGAGTGATGTAGGTGCGAGTGGTGAGGAGAAATTACCTACATTAAAAGAAGACCCACAAACCAATATCAAGAGTGATAAAGGGATATTATCAAAGGGTAGAGATGCAGTTGTAAAAGGATTTAACACAGCGAAAAGTTGGATAGGATTGGGATTATCCAAAGAACGAATATCAAAACTAAACAAAAAACAACTCAAGGAGATAATAAAAGCATTACCAAAGGTTCAAGGGGACAGTTTTAGATTAGTGGGTTCAGGAAAACCTCAACTGGTAGATTAT